AGAAAAGGAATAAGGTGAAGGACATGGAAGAAATGACTTTTGAATTAAGAGAATTAAAATCATCTGATATGTTCCCATTGTTTAAAATCATGGGAAAGATTGGATTCAAGGATTTTAGGGATAAGTTGACACCTGAAAGCACTAAGGACATCATGAATGCTTTTAAACAGAATCAGGAAGGTTCTGATGGTGAAGCAAGCAAGGATGAACTTATCACATTTGTTGGAATCAACTTGGTTGCAGATATTTTGGAAATTATTCTTGCGAACCTTCCAAAATGTGAACAAGATATTTACACATTCCTTGGTGGGTTAGCAGGAAAGAAACCAAAAGAAATTGCTGAACTTCCAATGGTCACATTTACTGAAATGATTATTGCAGTCATTCAGAAAGAGGAATTCAAGGATTTTTTCAAGGTTGTTTCAAGATTGTTCAAATAGGGGATTTAGTTTTCATGGACTTGCTATTCACTGAATATGCAAGTCCTTTCTTATTGATGGATGGTGTGATTGCATCAGGAAGATTGACTGAATTCATTGATACATTCCAAAAACAAAAGAATGAAAGGGACAGATGGGAGTATTACATCCACAAAGTTCCTGCTTGGAATGGAACAACTTGGGAAGAATTCAATGCACAATTGGATGGTCAAAATGTAGAAATAGAAGTCATGCCACCTGAACAACTTGAAGCAACTGTCAGCACATCCTTTTCTATGCTTCAAGGTTTTGAGCCTGAACAGGAAGGGGGAACATAATGGATTTATTTAAGTTAGTAGGAACAATTGCAGTCAACAATGAAGAAGCAAATAAAGCGATTGATGACACAAGCGGTAAAGCAGAACAGTCACATTCAAGAATATCAGGTGTTTTTTCAAAAATTGGCGGTGTTGCTGTAAAAGCAGGACAAGCAATTGCAGTTGGAATTGGTGCAGGTGCTACTGCACTAACAGCACTTTCAAAAAGTGCAATTGACAATTATGCTGAATATGAACAGTTAGTTGGTGGTGTAGAAACTCTTTTCAAGAGTTCATCAGATAAGGTGGTTGAATATGCAAATAATGCATATAAAACAGCAGGACTTTCTGCAAATGACTACATGGAAACTGTCACAGGATTCAGTGCAAGTTTATTACAATCCTTGGGTGGGGACACAGAAAAAGCATCTGAAAAAGCAAATCAGGCAGTCACAGACATGTCAGATAATGCAAATAAGATGGGAACGTCTATGGAATCCATTCAGGTTGCTTATCAAGGATTTGCAAAACAAAATTACACCATGTTGGATAACCTGAAACTTGGTTATGGTGGAACAAAGGAAGAAATGCAAAGATTGTTAGATGATGCTGAAAAAATCAGTGGAATCAAATATGATATTTCTTCTTTTGCAGATGTAACTGATGCTATTCATGTAATGCAGGAATCAATGGGTATTGCAGGAACAACAGCAAAAGAAGCATCTACAACAATTCAAGGTTCTATTGGAATGATGAAAGGGGCATGGACAAACTTTTTAACAGGTATGGCTGACCCTTCACAGGACTTTGATAAATTACTTGGAAATTTAGTTGATTCAGTGGTAACTGTAGCAGACAACCTTGTTCCAAGGATTGCAATGATGCTTCCAAGGTTAGTTGAAGGAATATCACAGTTGGTTCAGAATTTAGCAGGTTATATTCCTGACACTTTGAACACACTTCTTCCTGCATTGGTGGAAGGTGCTACAGGGTTATTGAATGCTTTTGTTACAGTCTTACCACAAATTATTCAAACGATTGTACAGATATTACCCCAATTGTTACAGGGGGTTGTTGAAATATTCAATGGGATTGTTCAGGCACTGCCACAGATGATTCAGATGATTTGTGATGCATTACCTGCCTTAATTCCTTTATTGATAGAAGGTGCGGTTCAGATGATAGTTGGAATCTGTAATGCACTGCCACAAATTATTCAATCTTTGATTGAAGCACTTCCAACTATTATTATCAGTATTGTAACAGCATTGACTGAAAACCTTCCTGTATTGATTCAGGGACTGATTCAACTGATGCTTGGAATTGTTCAGGCATTACCACAAATCATTCAGGCAATCATTGATGCTTTACCAACTATTATTACATTGGTAATTCAGGCATTACTTGAAAACTTGCCATTATTGATTCAAGGGTTGATTCAATTGGTTGCAGGTATAGTTGTGGCTATTCCACAAATTATCATGGCATTGATTCAGGCTATACCAATCATCATCACTTCAATTATTGAAGGGTTCGCACCACTTGGAGAAGGTTTACAAACACTTGCAACAAACATCATGAATGGTGTGAAGTCTGTATTTGAAAACATTTGGAATGCAATCAAGAATGTAATCACAACAGTCATGGATGCAATCAGTTCAGTAATATCATCAGTTTGGGAAGCAATCAAGAATGTTGTATCAACTGTTGTTAATGCAATTAAGAATGTGGTTACAACAGTATGGAATGGCATTAAGTCAACGATTACTAATGTACTGAATGGAATCAAGAACACGTTTAGCAATGTATGGAACGGTATTAAAAACACTGTCACAAACATTATTGATGGTGTGAAGAATACTATCACCAATGGTCTGAATGGAGCAAAGAACACAGTAACAAATGTGTTAAACAGTATCAAGAATACTTTCAGCAATATCTTTGAAGGTGCAAAAAATATTGTATCAAACGCTATTGAAAAAATTAAAGGATTCTTTAATTTTGATTGGTCATTACCTAAAATCAAACTTCCACACTTTAGCATAAGCGGTGAATTCAGCCTGATGCCACCATCAATACCACACATTGGTGTTGAATGGTATAAAAAGGCTATGGATGAACCTTACATGTTCACTGAACCAACATTGTTTGGGTATAATCCTGCAACAGGTTCAGTCAAAGGTGCAGGTGAAGCAGGTGATGAAGTGATGATTGGTAGAAATACCATGATGGATATGATTGGTCAGTCAGTGGCAAATGAAAATGGTGGAATTATTCAAGTGATTGAAGATATGTTCAACAAACTGTTTGACATCCTTGAAACATATTTCCCTGAATTTACAAAAGAAATGGTATTAGATACAGGTGTCTTGGTTGCAGAAACTGCACCAATGATGGATGAAGAACTTGGAAAGATTTATAAAAGGAAAGGAAGGTCATAATGAAGAACACAGTCACATTTGGAATTAAAAATTCATATGTAGATTTTGGACTGATTCTGACAAGCAAGAACATTGGACTTCCTGACCCAAAGACAGAAGAAGTGGATGTTACAGGGGCAGATGGAACTATTGATTTGACAGAAGTCTTGACTGATGATGTTAAATTCAAGAAAAGAAAACTGTCCTTCACATTCACCATTATTGATGATACATCTGCATGGTCAACGATTTTATCAAATGTGACCAATTACATTCACGGTAAAAAATTAAGAATCCTGTTAGATTGGGATAAAAACTATTACTATGAAGGAAGATGTAAAGTCAATCAGTTCAAAACAAATAAAAGATTAGCAACTATTGTTATTGATGCAGAAGTTGACCCTTACAAGATGGAAGTAAATTCATCATCTTCCCCTTGGATTTGGGACACGTTTTCATTCATTGATGGAATTATCTACATCAATACAGTAGATGTAAGTGGAACAAGAACAGTCAATCTTCTGAACAGAAGAAAGATTGTGTCACCAACATTCACTACAACAGCAACAATGAAAGTGTCACACAATGGTGTGACTTATGATTTACCAAAAGGAACAACAACAGTTCTTGGAATCAGACTGACAAAAGGTGATAATTATGTTACTTTCACAGGAACAGGGACTGTTACAATTGATTATAAAGGGGGTAGTCTGTAATGTATCAAGTATTATGTGACAATCTTCCTTTATATGATTTACGTGATGATGAACTTGTGTTGAAGTCCCCAAAAGTTACCTTGAAGGACAACAATGCAGGTTCATTTGATTTTACAATCCTTCCAACCCATCCCTATTATGACAATATTCAGAAAATGAAGTCAGTCATTCAGGTAATGGATAATGAAAATGAAATATTTTGTGGAAGGGTAATTGAAGAATCTGTTGATTTCTACAACAGAAAAAAGGTGATTTGTGAAGGGGAACTTGCGTTTTTTAATGACAGTGTTCAAAGACCTGCTGTTTATCACAACATGACAGTCAGGGGTTATTTACAGACACTTATCAACATTCACAATGCACAGATTGCAGAATTAAATCTTGCAATTAAATTCAACGCTGAATGTGCAGGTGAATCTGCAAGTTATGATTATGTATCTTTATACTATGTCAAAAATGGAAAGGTTTATTCAGCATTTACAAGAAAAAGGGCAAATGATGTTGCAAGTAAGACTTTTGTAATTCCTTCAACTGAATTCTATGTATATTGGCATTCTGATAGTTCTGTCAATGATTTTTATGGAATTGCAGTGGATTCAGTAGAAATTACAGATGCAACAGCAATTGTTGGTACAATAGCAACGCTTCCAAGTTATACAGTTCAGGAAGTAACAAAAGTTACTGACATACAGACAGAACATAAGCCTTATCAAAATAGTTCCAATCTCATTTGGCACTATGCACACACTATTCCAACCAATTATACAGTTGGGAAAATGTTCGCAGTGGGTGCGGTAACAGTAACAGACAGCAATGATTCATTGTATAAATACACCAATTGGGAAACTACATTGCAGGTCATTAAAACTGACTTGTTAGATACCTATGGTGGACATCTAAGAATCAGGAAAGTGAATGGAATCAGGTATCTTGATTATTTAGAAGATTATCCAAATACAAACACACAAGTCATTGAATTTGGTCAGAATCTTTTGGACTTTACAAAAGATATTGATGCATCTGACATTGCAACAG